CATTATCTGCTCCTTCAGCTTCAAGACCAGCACCCCATTCTCCCTTGCCGAAGTCTAAAAAACCGACTGATGCAGCCCGGAGAGTGCCAAACATTATCTTACGGAAAATCTTATCAGCCTGAAGGTTTATAGATGCCGGTTCGAATAGAGGAGTACCAACCAGGGCTAATAAACCAGACATATCTTCAACTCCTATGCCTTTATCCTGGGCAATTATATCATCAGGATTAGGAGGATTGCACATATCGCCATACAGGTTATGCATATAACCAACTACCGGGTTTTTACGGTAATTATCGAGATTCCAGTTTGCCTGGTTAAGGATAGTATGATGGCGATCGCGGGTGGGAGTACTGAGAACGAACGGGATTATGCGGGATTCCTCGACGTTTGTAGGGATCTCGCGCACCTGTCCGAATGTTATTTTTTTAATTTTTGTCATTTCTGTTGATTATTATCCTGGTTAACTGATAATGCTGGTTGTTTTCCCTGAAGGAAAGCGGGATCGAGAGGTGTGTCGAGACCTTCAATAGGCTCTTTGTTTTCTATTTCACGAGCTTCGTTACGGGTAAGAATGCCGGTTGAAACAAGAGTTTGCTCATAAGCTGCACGGGTTTTCATATCGGCACGTAAAAGACCATCCATATTGTATTTTATACTGATTGTACCTTCGTCTTTGAGGTTTACCAGCTTACTTTCGAACTCACATTCCTGACCTTTGAGAATTGGGCGCAGGGAATATTTTGCGAATTGCATATCCTGTTGTTCTCCATTACTGAAGGTCGCCCTGGAGAGATCTCCGATGAGAGAGGGAGGCGTATTGAAAAAACGGGCGATATCCTGAAGCTGGAATACCCTTGTCTCGATGAATTGAGCATCGTTCGGAGGAATTCCGATAGGTTTATATTTCATTCCATACTCCAAAATAGGAGTAGTATGGTCGCCAACAGCTCCACCATAGAATGTTTCCCAGCGTTTTTTCCATGCTTTAAACTGAGCATCTTCCATATGCCCGTCAGTTTCGAGAGCTCCTTTAAGATTTCCACCCTTCTGGAAAAAATCAGCTCCGAATTTTTCGGCAGCCAACCCCAGGCCGATACCTTCGCGAGCTGCCTGAATAGGACTCATTCCGGTTATGCCATTACGCGAAAGCATTTTAAAGTGAATGACCTCCCAATAGAAGAAGGTTCCCTTAACGCCCATGTCGGGGTCGTTAATAATATAGAATGGCTCACCATTGTAAACTTTTACGGTTACACAACTGGAATCGACCGGGATAAGATTGTAAGGATCGCCTTTGAGATTAAACTTGATAACTGCATACGAATTGCCACTCAATTGCAGTCTTGCATTCATCAGTTCAATAAATGAAAAACTGTTCATGAATTTATTTGGAGCATGAAGAAGCTGGTAAATTGGTCCGCCGGTAAGATCTTCGCGTTTCCCTTTTGAAACCCGGTGAACTGTTAACGGAAGCGAAGCCGGAATTTCGGAATTCAACCTTACACAAGCAAAAACAGCCGAAAGCTTCATTGCTGAAGTGGCATTTATCTGAATGCCTGCAAACGAAAGGCCTGTAATATCGGAGAGGCCAGATGTCTGATAATCTTTAACGGGCATCATAAAGGTGCCACGTGTTAAAACTTGAGCTGCGTTGCGTAAACGATCGGAAAACTTCATTCGTTAGTACCTTTTCATCGCTATTGAAAAAAGTTGTAGAATTATGCTTTACAAATTTGAGTCGAGGAAATGGACTATCACCGTAACATTGTTACTGTAAATTGAAAATAAATAAAAAACCTACCGGAAACTCCGATAGGGTGAGGATTAGAATAATTAGCTCCTATTGTGAGGGGCTTATTACAACATCATAACCTGATCCAATTTTAAAACCATCCGCAGCTTCCTGATTTACTGTGTTTAATAGAATATTTGTTCCTCCGGAAAGCTGATAATAAATAGAAGTAGGATCGTAAGGTACTTGCAACTCAATTGCAGTTGAAACTGGATGTTCCTTGTCATAATTTACGCTTTCTTTTTTTGAAACGCATTTGCATTTTACTATAGTACTCATATTTTGTATGGATTTTATAATGCCCGTCCAAGGCTTTTATTTTCATTTCAAAACTCAATTATCAGGTTTCCCAGATTTCTGGTTTGAAGGCGGGTTTCTTTTCGGTGTGGCGCGTCATAAGTATTATGGCATTTCTGGCACCAATCGGCGAGGTTTTCATCAGAACAATTCTCCGGAATATGATCTTTATGGGCTACTGTGAGGACTATAACAATATACTTATATCCATATTCATCATTTTGGGTCTGCCATTCAGCCATTTCTTTGGATTCTTTGAATGTAAGTTCCTTTCCTGTATTCGGATTAATCCCCTGACCATAGTCTTCCATTGTTACATTTCCAGAGCAAGAAATAAAGTCACCATATTCGTCCCTATAACCAACTGAATAATTCCGAACTCCGCATTTTTCACAAAGTCCCTTAGATCTTTTACGTATTCTCTGGACAATTTCTGTCCAATTTGCTGGGTATCTATTTTTATTTTCGGGTTTGATGGGCATCGTTTTTTTTATCACGTACAATTCTGAAAGAATCAAAGCATGAATATCTTAAGCAGCCGATAGCTTTGAAATATTTTTCGTTAAGAACATCAAAAACAGCCTCTTGTGTTGTACAAGGATCGATCTTTCGGGTTTCCTGAAGGCATTCCCAGAAAAGATCAGCAAATCCCTGTTTTGTTAACATCCTAATGATGTCTCTATCGACTTCCAGTTTGCTAACTGTCGGTTTAACGTAGGCCTTCTTCATGTGGTTCTTAAAGTATGGGTTTTATAAATCTGTTTATCTTCTTTGCCGTAAGTAACGCTGAGATATTCGCCGATAGCAATGATGAGAGCTACAATCCCATCGATCTTATTCCGGCTGCGTTTTTTATCGGGTTTAATATTTTCATTGATATCCTGGTAGATCTGCACGTTTCCCAGCATCCAACGGAGAACCGGATCATCGAGGTGATCGAGCATGCCAGACATTGCCATCTTTTCAAATTCTTTCGACGGTCCGCTCATGTTCATTATTCCCTGGGCATATTCATCCATTTTCTCGATAGGAAAACCGGCAATTATAAGTCCCTGAATAACTCCATGGTAGGCTTTTGCCGGGTCATAAGCCAATCCTTCGCAAAAATATTGTCCGAGAATTACCATGATATCGGTTACCATCGAGTCGATATCAATCACATCGCCAGGAGTGGTTTTTATCCTACCTGCTTTTACCCAGGTAGGGTAATCGACCTTATCTTTCATCTCTGAAACTTTGGCTTCTGGGATCCAGTAGTACATTTTAGCGACAGGATGACCGTTGATATCGGGGAAATAAAGAGCAAGCGCGTTAATATCGACATGCGAAGCCAGGTCGAGACCCCAATAACATGGTTGCTTAACCAGGCTTTCCAATCGTGTTTTGTGGGAACAGAGCATCCATTTTTCATCAGGGATCCATACTTCCGGAGCATCGACCCAAAGATTCAGGTTTTTAGTCTTGAATGACACCTCTTTGCGCGGATCGTTAACTGCTCCCTGGAACTCGGACTTGAATCGGGATGGGATAACACTCACTCCATAATTCGGGTTTGCTTTCTTCCAGGTCTCAGGATCCTTCCAGTCATCTTTTTGGTCCGGAGTATAAATAATAGCGAAAGTGTCATCCTGCTGTTTGATTCCTTTGAGAATATCGATGCAAAGAGCCCGATAATTAAAGCATGGCAGTGTTTTATCCCTTCCAGCCGTAGTGATTATGACCACTAATGGCTGAGTTCTGTTGACTGTAGCGCTCTGAATGTTCTCAAAAACCTCGTTATTTTTCCAGACATGATATTCGTCGATGATCGCTGCTGATGGATTTATACCCTCCATGCTCTCAGAATCACGTCCGAGCATCTCCATTTTGGAAGATGTTTGAGGGATATTGATATTTTTAGTGAGGATCTTCGTGCGTTTTTTCAGGGAAGGAGAGTGCTCGATCATTTTTTTAGCTGCAGCGAAGCAGATCCGGGCCTGTTTCTCCACTGATGCTGCACAATAGACTTCGGCTTCTTCTTCTCCATCGAAAAATAGAAGATAATCGGCAAACACTGCAGCAAATGTTGTCTTTCCGTTTTTCTTCGGGATTTCAATATAAGCATAATTGAACCGGCGGGTCCCGTCTTTCTTTTTCCAGCCAAAAATGATATAAATGATAGCTGCTTCCCAGGGTTCGCATTCGAATGGCACCCAGGTACGTTTGTCAGGAGTATGTTTCAGGAATTTGCAGAAATCGAAGACCCTTTCAGCTGATTTTTTATCGAAATACCAGCTGTTTTCGGGAGCCACCAAAAGATCTGCTTTATGTCGTTCGAAAGTTAACCTTGTAGTTTTACTCACAAGCACTTCCCCTGATATCACTCCATCAATGTATTTTTCAGCTGCTCGGATCATTACAATGAAAAATATTCACAAGAATCATTTTCCCCTTTACTCTCAGGACATCCGTTCTCATTATAAAAGTAAGTGCAATGCTTACAGATTTTAACAACCTTCTGTGCCATTTCTGCTTCACGATCTCTATTCATTTTATCGATCATAAGATCTTCCATTGTTCTCATATATCTATATTTTAAGTAAAAATAAATCTGTCGTTTTCTTCGATTATGGTTGTGATAAACGGGAAGTCGGTAACCGGGACCTGAAGGATAGCTTCGATCAGTCCTCCAGATGAAGTAAATATTACATACTTCACTTCGTTGATTGAGATCTGAAGGTGTAGACATTTACCAGTTCCTTTCTCGGCAAATACTTTTGATGGTTCGAGCCTGAAATCATGTACCACAATTTCGCGGTTTAATACCTTGGCCATCTTTATTTTGTCGCCTTCGAAACCTTTTGCTGAAGGTTTTATATTAAACTCGCTAAACTGTTTCATTCAATAACTTTTTTAGCAGGTTTTTACTGTTACAATGCACAGCCCAACCCCTGTATGATGCGATAGATTGAGGGTTTTTGTTACTTGCCAGCATCCTGGCAAAGCTTTGTTTGATGCTTTTTCTCAATCTTATATGTGTATGCCTGAATACATAACCAACAAAATCAATTCCCCTGGAATTAACCGGGAATATCTGATAGTTATTCTTTACGGTAAGCTTTAATTTCTCCTGTAGGTAGTTCCGGATCTGATCAAGTACCTGGTGTAGATATGATTTACTGTCTGAGAGAATTACCATGTCGTCGGCATAACGGAAATAGTATTTCACTTGCAGATCCTCTTTCAACCAATGATCGAAGTATGTGAGGTAGAAATTTGCAAAATATTGGCTTAGGTAGTTGCCGATGGGAAGCCCGTCGGCACTGTCGATAATGCCATCGAGGAGCCATAGCAGATCCTGATCTTTTATCTTTCTCCGGAGCAGCTGCTTTAAAACTTCATGATCGACGTTTGGGTAGAACTTTTTAATATCAAGCTTCAGACAGTACTGGGTGCCCTGCAGGTCCTTCAGCGCAAATTTAACTGCAGTTGCAGCTGCATGAATGCCACGTTTTTTTATACAACTGTATGTGTCTGAAGTAAACGCAGATACAAAGATCGGTTCGAGAATATTAATTACCGCATGATGTACAATTCGGTCAGGGAAATATGGGAGCCGGAATATGATCCGCTCTTTGGGTTCGTAGATTGTAAAAGTTGTGTACTGAGATGTATTGTATGTTTTACCAATCAGCATTTCGTGCAGCTGCTGAATATTACGGTCCCGGTTCCGGTCGTGCCTGGTCACTCCGGGCTGGTTAAGTTTTCCTTTCCGGGCAATAGAGTCTGCCAGCTGAAGATTTTCAACTGAGCAGATCCTTTGATATAAATTATTTATTCGTTTCATGCCTTTGCCTTTGAAAGATCGCCTTCCCCTGGGGTACCAGCGCTCTTTAATTCATTGTTATTTTTTGCCATGATGGCAGGGTTTATGCTGCAGTATTTGCAGAGGTGGGAACTGACATTCGTATTCGTGTTATCGTAGTTGTAATTCGAATTCGAAAAACCGAACCCGGACGACAAAACCGGCAGCTCTGGCAGCATACAACCTTAATTTTTTTATTCTGGTTTCACATTTAAAAGCCAATTCTTCCACAGATCAGGGAATTGGTTTAGAATATAAATTGCTTTTTCTGAAGTGTCTGTGCAAAGGCGGGAACCGACATACGTAAACGTGTAAGCGAAGAGGTAACCCGAAGTCGAAAAACCGAACCCGGACGACAAAACCCAGGGCCATGGGTAATATTTACCTTGTGAATGATCACTAAAATCAGGCTCCCAACCATCATTGATTGCTTCAAAAATTACCATAAGAAGAAAACAAGTTGTAAGTTGGGTGCGGAACTTTTCCGGGATCATTGAAAAATCAGGCAGTTTTGTAGAATCGTATCCATTCTTTTTGAATGCATCTTCAACGGTTTTGATTGTTCTGAAATCAAATACCTTCGTTTTCTTAGTTGTACTTATTTTTACCATCTTCCGTTTTTTAAATAATTATTCAGAATAAAGAAAATACTCCTGATACTCAGCTTTAAATTGCTCGGCTATATACAAAGCTTTCTCCCAGGTATCTGTGCAAAGGCGGGAACCGACCCTCGCATCCGTGGTATCGTAGCTGAAATCCGAACCCGAAAAACCGAACCTGGACGACAAAACTTCAAACAAGGGATAGTATTTATATTGATCCCAATTGCTCCAGTCGGGCTTCCATTCGTTGTTAATAGCCTTATAAATAATAAGCAATTTATAAGCTGCAATAATCGGCTTTGCGAACTCTTCCAGGATGCCAG